ATAGGTTCTAACAGAACCTTCCTCCATCGAGTTGTACTTTTGAATACGAGTCACCAAAGATTGAATCTGTTTGGTGAGCTTGTTTTTTTCTTTGAGTGCTTGTTTAATTGTCATTTTATTTTGCGATTAAATGAATAAGGTTAGAGATGAACAAACCAAGTCCGAAGACCAAGAATGAAAGGAAAATTCCATATGAACCTGTGAGTCCAAAACGTTTGTCGTGAAGTTCAATGAACATCTTTTCCACTTCGTTTATTTCCTCAGGTGTTTTTGCCGTGAGAATTTTTTCGTTAAGTTGTTCAGACATTCTATCTTCTTTGCGAGTGAGGTACCATTTGGTCACCCAAGCAACGAGCAGAATCGACCAACCAACGAGGTTAACAATATCAATACTTGTCATAGTAAAAAGGGTTTTAGAGTGTAAAGATACAAATAAAAAACTGACCAGTCAAATTTTTTGATGACATAGTTTTCAACAATCTATTCTTCTTCTTTTTTGAAATCCAAAACTTGTTGACGTTTTTGTTGAACAAAGAATCCAACCCTTTCATTGGCAATCTTGGAATAGTTTGGGCTAAGTTCAATACCAATCCAACGACGATTAAGAGTCTCTGCCGCAACCATTGAGGTACCTGAACCAGCAAATGGGTCCAACACCAAGTCATTCTTATAGGTCAAGATTTTGATTGCCTTAGTTGGAATATCCATTGAGAAGGTTGCCTTGGTGAGACTTCTTGTGTCGGCAAAGTAATGCCACTGACCAAATACCAAATCAATGAACTCACGTTTTTGTTCCTCAGTATAAAAAGTCTTTGGTTTCATAACACCATTCTTGTCCTCACGTTCCCCGAGTTCACCAACCCACTCAGGTTCACCCTTAACTTTCTTAATGTGGTTCTTCTTGTACGCCAAGATGACACATTCCTTTGGGTTGTAGATGTACGGAGCCGAAGGACTCATCCAAGACCCCCAAGCTGTGGTGCGACTTCTGTGTGGAGATTCTTCTTCCAAGTCAACAACCCCGAAGAACTTGTAACCAATTTTCTTCATAATCTGCCAAACCTCAGAGACCATAAAGATACGACCCCCCTTACTTTGACGGTTAATTTCATAAGGAATATTAATGGCAATACGTCCGTCGTCTTTCAGTACTCGGTAGGCTTGTTCCATCCACGAATATGTAAAATTTACATATTCCTCCCACACCATGTCATCTTCGTGGACATCATAGTCGATACCTACACCGTATGGGGGTGAGGTCACAATTAAATCCACGGAACCTTCCTCCATGGTTTTCATAACTTCGATACAGTCACCATTGACGACCTTACCGATATAATCTTCATTCATTTTTAATAAACTCTTTTATAAATTCCCAAGCGATAAAGATAAACATTAAAGGCCAAATCAGCACCATAAGAAATCTTTCCCAGTTAGTTAGTTGATGGGGGGTATTCAAAGTCAACCAATCCATAAACCATGATACAAGAATACCCATCAACAGGTAAAATATCATTTGTTCTCGAGTAGTTGAATTTTCCTTTCCAAGTACCAAAGGGCTTTCTTTAGGTCTTGGATTTCTCTGTCGGTTTCTTTTTTACCAGCCCGAGCGATGTACTTAAAAGTATTACCGAGATGAAAATCCATCTCCAAGGCTTCAATAATTTTGATGACTTCATATGTGTTTGATTCTCCTCCATAATGTTGAGGGTGGTTTACGAACTCGTAAGTTGATTTGGGTTCTGACATTTTATTTTAGTGTTACAATTGGACAATAATAAGTTTTCCATTCAGAATGCCAATAGAAACCTCCATTAGTTGTTTGACGCTCAGGTCCATCAATCGTTGGGATTTCCATGGTTTCGTATTCAATATTACAAATCGGAGTTAGGATGTCAAACTCAGTCTGAGTCATATGGATTCCATTCTCATCACCTCTTGGGTTATTGAAGAAAGAAAAGATACCATCGGGTTTGAGCATGTTCGGGACATTTCGTTGGAAGTCCCAAATCTCCTCTGCCCAAGTGTCAATGTAAATCCCATCAAACTTGGGTAGGTATTTCATAAACCACTGCCAGTCTCCATGTAGAATCCTGACGTTGGGTTTGAGGTGCCATCCGTCGTCCATCATTTTGGTGAAGACATCAAGATGAGGTTCGATAATCCAATGTTCATCGACACCATGAGTTTGAATGAACGAATCAATCAAACCCATCCCAAACCCAACGTTCAGAACTCTTCCCTTATTTCGGCAGACAATCTCCGCACTTTTCTCCATGATGGGTCTCTCCCACTCCATCATGATAGCGTTTCCATCCTCGTCCATAAGACGTCCGTCAGATGTGTACGTGAGCCGTTGCTCAAAATAAGGTTTTCCCATTACTCTCTTCCGATGTTATCGATAGTTCTTTCTTCTTCTTCATAATCATGTCCCCCAAGGTAAGCAAGAGCTTCTTTAGCTTTCTCCACGTCAACCTTAGCAGTCATGTTATAGTTAATTTTATCCAAATGTAAGGCAAAGTCCAGAGCATCTGCGATAACTTTTACAATTTTGTAGGGGTCTCCATTCGACGCTGGTCTACGGTCTTCAACGTACCCTTTCCACTCTTTCGCCGTAGATAGCGGTACACGAATGGAAGACCCCCTATCAGAAACTCCCCAACTGAACTTGTCGATAGACTGAGTCTCGTGCTTACCTGTTAGACGTAGGTTGTTGTCTGAACCGTAATTTTCAATGTGTTCTTGGTGACGTGATTCAAAAGAACGGAAGATGTTTTTGAAGTAATCCTCACCACCTTCTTCTCTCATCTTATCGTTGGAGAAGTTACAGTGAAGTCCTGAACCGTTCCAATCACCTTGAACTGGTTTGGGGTGGAACTCAATCTCGTATCCCTTTTCTTCACTGAGTTGTTGGAGGATGTAACGAGACATCCACAGGTCGTCACCAGCCTTTAGTTTTCCCTTACTGAATACTTGGTATTCCCACTGACCGAGAAGAACCTCAGCATTGGTACCAGTAATATCAATCCCTCCTTTAATACACATTTCCATGTGTTCATCCACAAACTCACGTCCATTGACTTGGTTGGTCCCAACTCCACAGTAGTATCTACCCTGAGGAGCGGGGTAACCGTTCTTGGGAAATCCAAGTGGTCGTCCATCTTCGATGATGGTATACTCTTGTTCAAACCCAAACCACACATCTTCTTGTTCGTCACCCACAGTTGCTCGGGTGTTGGACTTGTGTGGTGTTCCATCAGGGTTCATGACCTCACACATCACAAAGAAAGATAAAAGGTATCCTTTGTTAAGGAAGTTCGGGTAAATCCGAACGGGTTTCAAAATACAGTCCGAAAAGTGTCCGTCCGCCTGTTGGGTTGAAGACCCATCAAAAGACCACTCAGGACAATCCGAAAGAATCAATTTATGGGTATGGTCAAGGTCAACGACCTTTACCTTACTTCTAAGGTTTGGTTCAGGTTGGTAACCATCCAACCACACGTATTCAAGTTTTACTTTGGTTTTCATTTTTGTAGTAATAGTATTTTTTTGCCCATTCAGATTCCCCAACAAGTCCCTCGTCGACCAACTTATCAATCAATTCTTGTGTCTCATCCAATGAGCGTTTTAGAATGTAATGGGAAATATACCCAATATAAGTAGGCTTCTCAATCTTAAAAAGAAACTTTTTTAGGTCAACCCCTTCCATTTATAGGGGTTCTACCTGATTTTTGTTACTTTTTTTCTTCTTACCCCCCTTTTCAGTGGGGGTCTCTTGTGGAACCACTTCTCCACGGGTCTCAAGTTTCCATTCTGACTTGGGAATAAACATCCAATCACCAGTCGATACACGAATGTCAGCAGTTAAGTCGTCTGTTCTAAAAATGGTACCGACTTTGTACCCATTGTTTGGTTTCAATGCTTTGATACACTTCATAACTAAAGTTTGTTTTTGATAAGTTTTTTGATTTGTGTCTCATTCATCCCACCCACAAACATATCAAAAACACGATGAGCCAAGTCATCGTAGAAAATAAAGACATCGACCTTTGCGTAAAGCTCAGACAACGTCTTCTTTTCCAAATGTTCTAAAGTCTGTTCCCGAGTTAAGATTCGTTTGTTAACACTCATGGGACAAACTTACGAAGAAAATTTTAAACTATCAAACGATTCAATCTTTTCTTGTGGTAAAGTTTGTAAGATGTACGACAACACCTTTCTCTTTACCATCGGAACCAAGGTCTCCTCAAAAGGGAAGTTTTGGTTGGAGTGTACCTCAAAAACAGGTAACTTACTTTGTTGGGGGTCTCCAATCCACGAGGTATTTCGTTGGATTATCTCAGATAAAACTTCTCCCTCAGGATTACCCTCGTAGATTTTGTTGAGGTATATTTTTGACTCTTGTGTCTTCCCTCTCATCTTCTTGATGGAATACTCCCAAATGAAAAATTGTTTTATTTCTTTGATTCCAAAGAATATGTATCCATATCCCTTATCAAGACCTCTTTTGTTTTTCTTAAGCTTTACAGCGGTTGATTCATAAACAATAGACCAAATCGACTTACCGATACTGAAGGTGTCCATTAATTTGTTTCCCGAATACATTAAAGTTTTTTCGAGTTCATCGAAATCGTCTTGGCTAAGACTTGGTAACCTCTTGGGTGTCAATTCTTTTAAAAGAATTTCGTCGTCACAGAATTCAAACTTTTTGTCCGTGGTGAGAATCAATTTTTCTTTGAAAATGGATTGAACATTTGCCAAGTGAAGGGACAATTCAACAAAGTCAGGATAGATTTTGAACCCCTCGAAACTTTTTTCACATTTTTGGATGTAATCCAAAAGGGTATATTTGTTGTATTCGAAATCGATAGGTTCCGTCAACATCCACTCAGGATTTAACTTAAATGAATTTTTCTTTTTTCTAGCCATTTCTTAATGGTAAAAAAATATAATATTTAATCAACTTAATCTAAGTATGACGTAGGTTTCACCGTCGTAGTTTACCTCCTCAGCTTTACCGTCATAAGTTGGAAGAGCCTCATAACCATCATGTTCGTACACGTAGTCAATTAAAGATTCCAAGTCTACAACTTGGCTGTATGGCATATCATGGTCTGCGATGAATTGGAGTAAATCATCAGAATAATACTCTACTTGGTTATCAATATACTCCTCAATTGCCCACTCGA